CCTCCATTATGGACTTATGCGTCGGCGACGGATAGATTCACATCAACCAATCCAGATAATCAAGCCAATTACGGAGGTGCTGGTGTTTGGTTACATGATTATCCACTTGCCCTTAATAATATCGCCCCAAATGATAGATCCTTTGAATGTGATATATCGAATTGTAATACACAATCTGGTTGGTGTGTTGGATTAGGAAGATTTGAAGACTCACAAATTAGTCCCTTGAATAATGGTTTTAAGGCTTATGCTCCTCCCTATTGGGATAATTTCGCTGCACCTACAACTCATTTTGGTGTCAGAGATGTCAAATGGACTCACCCCAATCAACACTATGAATATGTAGTTTGTCGAATTGGTAACTTTTTGAGGGTATTTCATTCAGTAATAAATTCAGCTCGTAATGGGGCTATCAATCACGGCAGTCCTTGGAATGTTTTTATGAAAGAAATTAGATATTGGGAGGTCGCTGGGTCGCACCTTGCTGGTGCCGGACCCTATAATATGAATACCAATCCTAATGCCTATTCAAAAATAGGTTGGTCGATTGATAATACGGCTGTTGAGCCTTGGGTATATACGGCGATGGGTGGCTGGGCTAAAATTATTGATTTGACTCTTGCAGCAACAACCAAACGCTTTCAAACAAAATTAAGAGGGACAATAAATAATGTTCTATATGGTAAAATTTGGGTAAGACAACAGAATGAATATATAACGATTGATGTGAGAAGAAAAGTTACAGCGATGGACGAATGGAAAAATGGTAATCCGAGAACTGATTATTGTCGCCATTTAATTGATAATGGGACATATACGACTTGGGGTCGTGAATTAGAAACCAGAAATATTTATGATTATAGTCCAATTAATCTTGCCGAACCAACTTTCACAAGGGTTGATGCTAATGCTGTATTTCAAGATTTCAAACCAATATTAATTACAGCCCCATCAGACCCATACCTACGAGAAATGACGCAATTCTGTAACGCACAATTTATTATGGGTTTTAAAGGGAGGTCATTACAAGACCAACCAGTCGCCTCCGGTCCCAATAACACAATTTATACATTTACTTCTACATCAATCCCACAACTTACAAGTCCTAAATCATTATTTGTAAAATTGTCAAATTTTACTCATCAAACCGCAAACGGACAACAAGGACAAACAGCATCAAAATTATTAGCCCATTTACCTCGGTTTGATTCAGCTGGTAATGAAGTTGGTGGCTTATATTTTGAACCCCATGAAAGGGTTTATGTCTCTCTTGATAATGCGAATGATTTGTTTATGAATACTTTTGATGTTGAAATTTGTTATGATAATGAAGAAGTTGCCTTATGTTTGAGCGGTAAAACAATTGTATGTTTTCACATCAGACGAAAATTATTTTCGGAATTAAAAGATTAAATTTAAAATATTTAAATATTATCTATTATATATATAAATAATAATGGAATTCAATGATGATGAAATCAAAAAAATTTTAAATCAATATGCAAAGAAAAGAAACCGAGAGAAGATGTATTATAAGCAAGTAAAGAAAGATGATGAAGAATATCAAAAATTAAATCGAGAAAGGGCAAAGAAACATTATGAAAATAATAAAGATAAAAAGAAAGAAAAATATGAAAATAATAAAGAATTTATTAAAACAAGACAATTATATTATTATTATAAAAAGAATGATAAATTAGATCAAATGGTAAATAAATATCCAGATAAAATCGAATTATTAAAGAATAAAGGAATTTATATTTAATATATATATAATGAAAGAATTATATAAACCATTTGTAAGTAAAGCAAAAAATAAAAAATATTCTGTTTATGTTATGAAAGATAATAAGAAAAAATTAATAAATTTTGGTGATAAAAGATATCAACAATACAAAGATAAATTAGGTCATTATTCTTCTCTGAATCATTTAGATAAAAAAAGAAAAGAATTATATTATAAACGACATGGTAAAACAAAAGATAAAAACACCGCCAAATATTGGAGTAATAAAATTTTGTGGTAATATTAATCTATTTTTTTATAACTTTTTTTTTATATTATATTTATATATAAATATAATGTCTTATGTTGATACAGAAATTATTGAATGCACGAGACAATCGTCAGAACAAGCCAAGGGTGATAATAGAGAGAATCCAGCCCTTTTCACAAATAAATTGGGTAACACCCTTACATTAGAAGTTGGTGATGTTGTATCAGTTGAAAGAAGTTTTATTAATGGTCTTGGTAGTGGTAATGCGAAAACAATTCAATTCAAGGGACAACATATCAAACAAATCCCACCAACATTAAATACAACACCTAATAAAGTAAAACAAATTCAATATACTGAATTAGCTCACGGATATTATCAACCTAATCCATTATCAACTACACAACAATATCGAATGGGATATTATTTAGAACATCATAATATTGAAAGAACAGAAAATATAAATTTACAAGATAACAAACAAGTATTCACCATTGGTTACTATATGAATGCGAATCAATATCCAAATTATATAACCCTCCCAAGACGATTTAATGGATTAAGAAAAGGATTAGATGCGAATGTTATTATGCAATCAAGGGATTCACATAGTTTTGGTATGTGCGAACATTCAGCTCAATTAGAATGTTACTTGATTGATGATTGGAAAGAATATATAGAAGGAAATGGAAGAACAACAACAAAACAAAGAATCAAAAATGATAGATATACATTAATGTGCCGTGATCGAGCCTATTATGATGCGAATATACCCAACGCAAATACATATTTACCAGCAACCGCTGAATTAAGATTACACCCCTTATATTATCCATATCAACAATATAGAGAAAGAAAAGAAGTTGAAATTGATAAGGGATTTAATACACCACAAGAAGTCGCCGACCAAATTACAAGATATTTAAATCAATCGAATGAACCAGAAACTTTCAGATATAAAGATAGTTCAAATAAAATTCAAGTTATAAGTAATACAATTACATCAGAATGTTATAAGCCATTTAATGTCGCTTCTTGTGAAGAATTTTCAAATGATGGATATGTATTATATGTTAATCCAGCAAATGTTGGAGATAGATCCCAGACATATTTTAATTCATTCTATAATATTGGAGTTAAGAGACCAGAATTATGGTTATTTGGTCGGTCTATACCACAGAATGCTCTTGGAACAGATCATTTCAGAGGTATGACCTTGACCGCAGATGTTACAAAAGCTGGTGCTCCCCCAAAATATTTCTACACGGACATGGAATACACAAGGGAGAATGTTGAAAGGTGGAGGGATTTATTTGAATTACAACAAAATTATCCAGAATTTTGGAATAATTTAGATGAAACAATGTATTCTCAATTTAATGTTTCTCCCAAACAAGGTAACACAGCTATGTTACATATAAATAAATGGGGTTCTGTTGTTGGTAATATGAAACCGGGTGGGACTATACAATCTGAATTTGGGGACGAAGGAATGGAGGATTCTGCTGCACCAGTCAATTTAATTAATAAAGCTACATTACCATTATTTATTTATTATAATCGAGATGAAAAAGATAATTATTATGAACCTCCCGGACCAGAAGATAAGTGGAGTTGTGGTTGGGCGAAAGGATATTTAGATGGTGGAGTATGGAAAATATATTTTACTAATTATGAATCAACTAATGGTGAAGGTGTTACTGATGGAGGAGTCCCAGACCCAATATTTAGTGAGGTTGGTGATACTATTAAGGCTGGTAGATATGTAGGTTTTGATTGGAATTCAACTGGATATGGTAATGCTTGTATTATCCCTTATGCCGGATATACTTGGACTTCATTTTTAGAACAAGATCCAGCCAAAAGGTATGATATAGCTGTTAGAAATTTAGCCAATGCTAATGCAACCGAGATTGCGAATGTATTAACACAATCCTATATTGGTGCTATTAATCCCAAATGTAATTTTAATGAATTAACAAATCGATTTGAATTTAGTGAATTACATACCCAACAGAATGTTGGTAATACGTGGGACGCTGGTGACCCATTAGGTTTCACCTCTGGTAGTCCAGAGAATAGACCAGTTAATCCAAATGAATCCAAAACTTGTTATAAATTAAATCCATTTGTAAATCCTTGGGGATATAGTCCTAATTTCTTACCTTATACTCCTACAATTGAGGTTAATTGGGTCAATCCGGCTATTGCGACAGCACGATTATTCTTCAAACCAAATGAAAATATAGACCCTTATGCTGTCTTTGACGCACAAACTGGATTCTTCTTTGATGATATGGGAGTTCATGAAAGAGAATGGGATAAGACATTATGGGGTATAATGGGATTTAGTTACAATCAATTTAATGCTCCATTAACATCTAAAAATACATTATCAACAAGAGTAGGATTTGAAAATAAATATTTATTAAATAAGCCAACAACAAATGCCGAAATTAATACAACAGACAGCAAGACTTGGGTTTCGAATGAATTTGCTGCACCTCAATATACCAATCAAGTCCCTTGTCCTTTAAGGGTTCAGTCGTGGAGTGCAGCAAAAATACCAGCTCTTATTGATAGTTTCACAAATTATCCAGCCATTATTTCAGAATGTGAAAGTATAACATTATCAGCTCAAAATTTATCAAAACAAATGTTAAATCCATTTTATACGATTCGAAGTGATATTATATCTGATGTTAAATATTTAGGCGGTGGAGATAGTGGGATTCAATTACCAGTAATTGGTATTGTAGATAGATATGGGGCAGAAGGTGATTTCTATTTTGGGAATCCAAGTGATATAAATTTTACAATTACAAAACAAACAATATTAAGTGATATTACAACAGCAATTCACGATCCAGATGGGACATTTGCTGTGATTAATGAAAATTCTGGTGTAATTTACAAGGTTCAAAGACAGAAGCCACCACCACCACGAGTAATTGAAGAAATTATTGCCGAAGAAAAGAAGAAAAAATAATATTATTAATATATATAATGGCTGGTTTTCACACAAAAACATTTTTAAAACACGATGATTATATGACTCCAAAATATGCGTGGGAGAATATACAACATATAATCCCAAAAGATAAAGTATTATGGGAGGCATTTATGGGCGATGGGAAAAGTGGAGAATATTTAAGAGATCTTGGTTTTGATGTGATTCATAATGATAATGATTTTTTCGAAAGTAATGAAGGTGATATAATTGTATCTAATCCACCATTTAGTCAAGCTAAACAAATATTAAATAGATTGAAAGAATTAGAGAAACCTTTTATTTTAATATTACCTTCATCAAAAATTAATACTCAATATTTTAGAGAAAATTTTAAAAATACAGATAGTCAATTACAAATAATAATACCAAGAAAAAGAATCCAATTTGTTAAGAATGGAAATGAATTACAAAACAAATGTAATTTCGATTGTTTTTATTATTGTTATAAAATTAATTTAGAAAGAGATATATTATGGTTGGAATAAATATATTATTAATATATATATGAATCGTGATTATACTGGTGGATTATTTTGGGATATATTATTAATAACAAAATATAATGAAGATTGGATTGATTTTTATCATTCTCTTATTAAAGTTTTACCTTGTGAGAAATGTCGTGAAGAAACAAAGAAATATCATGAGTGGAAGCCATTACCCAAATTTTATGATACAAATGAAAAGAATCAATATCTTTGGGATTTAAGATTGAATCGTGGTGGTGAAGTTTGGAAAAGAGATGTAATAGAGAAAGGTTACACATTAGAAAGCTGGATCAATCTATTTGAAAATAAACCATTTTCAAGAATTAAAAAATAGAAAATATAAAAATAAAATTTAAATATATATAATATTATAAAATGAGTATTGGTGAAATTGATGAGAATGGATTAATTATTTATGAACCAAAAGAATATGATATTGAATGGATTGGACTGATGCAAGAGAAACATAAATTAAGTTCTACTGATACTGGATTACTAATGGATATTATGGATAGAGGAGCAACACAAAACCAAGCAGAGAAAACATTATTAAAATTAAAAGAATTAGCTATTGAAAAGAAAACAGAAGGACTTAATGAATTAGTAAAACCAGAAGAGCCAGAAGTGTCCGAGGTAGAAGATGAATAAAAATCATATAATTAAATATTATTTTTTTCTTATTATTTTTAAAATTTACCCCAGACACTTTTTCTTAAAATTATTTTCTAATATATAATATAAATGTCAATTGAAGAATTAATATTATTAGGTAAAGAAATATCAAAGGTGTTACAACAATCGAATCGAGAAGAACTAATAAAACCATTAGCCAAATTTATAAATGATTATGAAGAATTAAAAGATGAAGTTGCAACTTTCGTCCATGGCGAAGTTGAAAGTGAAAGTGTATCAACAGATGAAGAAATCCCAGAATTAGAAGATGAAGATATTGTTGTTAAAATTGATAAAGGTTTTCATTCTATTAAATAATTATATATCCAAGAAATAATGTGAATTAAATTTATCACAATTAAAACAAATAATTTCGCTATGATACAATGTATTTTCGAATATATCTATTGGTAATGAAATTATTGAACTAATGTTTGGATAAGTATCCCTCATTTTTCTCCATCTTTTACTTTTTATTCTTTGATTTAATCTAAATCCCATAGGACATATCATAATAATTGGTATAGTATTATCAACCAATGATAATACTTTATCCATAAATACTTCGACAGCTAATTTTCTACCACTCCCAATATTAAATGGTGGATTCATAATAACAAAATCACAATCAATAAAATTTTCTTCTTTTAAAAAATCTGTCCCATCTTTAATTTCATAATTAATAATTTCACAATTAAATAATTCTGTTAATCTTTTATCACCGCAACAAGGATCTAAAATTTTAGTTGGTGAATAATTATCAATAATAATATTATAAATAAATTTACATATTCTTTTATCTGTTGGTGTATCACTTCTTTTTTGTCCTTTATTTTCTCCTTTATTATAAACACTCATTTATAATAATAGAAATATAAAAATAATCTATATTTATTATTAAAATTAAATAAAATATCGGTAAATTATCAATAATAATCTTAAATTATGCCTTTTAATCTAACATTATTGGTATAAACACTTAAAAAGATGTAATAATTTTAAAATTAATGTATCTTTAAACCCTAAAAGAGGCATATTATTAGATTAATACCATATTTTTAACATATTAGTATCACAATTATAGATTAATAATCTTATTATCTTCTAATTTTGTTAAATTTACTTGGCTAATATGAATGCAAACATTTTCTTCAATCTTACCTCTATCCCTTCGACCACTTATTTCTTCTGTATATTCAGAAGATCCATGCTCCCAATAATATACACCATCTAAACATCTCCAAATATAAAAGATTCTAATATTCGGATTCTCTTCAATTAATGTTTGACCTTTGATATATTTATTCTTACCAAAGAATAATGAATGATATTGATTATGTTTTATTCTTCTTGTTTTTAATTCAATAAAACAATAATCATTATATTTATCAAATTCAAAATATTTACCATAATTAATATTATCTTTTGTTTTTCTTAAAGATCCAAAATAATTTTCAAGATATGAATGTATTTCTTCTTCACTTCTAAATCCTAAATTTAAATCAATTGATTTTTGTTTATTCATTCTATATTAATATAATAGAAAAAAAAATCTTGATATTTAAACTAATCGAAATTAATAATAAATTTACCATGATCCATTTTAAAATTATGATAATATGTTTTCTTTATTCTTTTCTTTTCATTTAATACATCTTGAATATGTTGTGGGATTAGTGGATTAATATGTTCTATTTTATTTACATCTTCATTATATAATTTACAAGCTCTTCTAACAGATGGGATAAATCCATAAGGAGAAATATAAACAACATCATTGAATAATTGTTGTCTTGTTTTATATTTTGTAATTCTAAATTCATAACCACTTTTTGCATATTGAATAATCTTTTTACATTTCATCATAACTTTATTCTTTTCATCATTTGATATTTTTTCTTTATAATTTGGTTTGGTTAAGTATTCTATTAATTCAGATAAATTATTTATATTATATGAATTATTTGGAATCGCCATTTTATTTTGAATTAAATTTGTAATATCATTTATTATTTCTCTTTTGGTTTTATTCTTATCTAATGTGATATGTAAATTTTCAAATAAATCAATTATATTTTTCTTTGAATGACTTTTGTGAATCATTTTTTATTATATTATTTATATATATATTTTTTTATTGGATAATATATAAAAGGAATGCCTTACAAAAGTGGAAAACTAAAAGGTCAATTAACAAATGCCGAAATCAAAAAATTGATTCGAGGACATAACAAATTAGTTGATATTAAAATCCCAACTGGTGCTACAAGAGAAACATTATTGAAATTGGTTACAAGTAATGGATATAAGTTAGATCATGAGAAACAAGCATTAATACCCAAGGTTGCTATGAAAAGAAAACCAAAAGTTACATTAGAAAAAGCAAAGGAATTAACTAAACCAAAACCAGTAACAGAAGAACAAAAGAAAAAAAGAGAAGCAAATAAAAAGAAGAAAGAAACAGAAAGAAGAAAAAGAGAAGGTAAATTAATTAAAGCTGGGGCGGTTCTTGGTCGTGCAAGAGCCAAAAGAAAGAAATCATCTCCCAAAGTTATTAAGAAAGTAAAGAAAATTTATATCAATAAAGGTGATGATAAAAAACCAAAAGAAGCTATGTCCCAAGCAGAAGTCCAATCGAAATGGGCTGATATTCAAGCCAATTATAATATTGATGCCGGTGATAAGAATCGTGTTGATAATATTGTTACACAGAATGATAGAATCACCAAATTCAAAGTTGCTGATGGTAAATATCTTAAAATTAAATATGGTGATAAAACACAAGTTCAAATTGAAGTTGAGAAAAAATAAAAATATAATATTATAAAAAATTAATTATCTTGTTTTTCTTTAACATAAGTATCAAGGGCAACTGATTTCGAATGTCCCATAATTTTATTATCCTTTTCTAATTCTTTTTTCATATCGCCATATTTACTTGATAAGTAAATTTTTCGTAACATTGTTGTGGATATTGATTTATTCATATATTTTTTTGATGTTTTAATCAATAATTGGCTTAATGCGTTACGTGTTAATGGCTTACCAGTTGATGATTTAAATAATACACCCATACCATTTACTTTCAAATAATATCTTAATAATTTTTTAAGATCACTTGGTATATCAATTTTTAATTCTTCATATTTCTTTGATGTTTTATATTTATTCAAAACAAAGAACATATTATTTTTTTCAAGGACAAGATAATTCTTTGCCTTCTTATTATCTTCTGATAATTTATTATATGCCCTTTTTGTGATTGCCTCCATACCAGATACATCATTTCTCAAAGGTATTCTTGTATATATATTAAATAATAAATAATTTTGTAATAATGCTTTTTCTTTTTTACTTAATGAATCTTTCTTTTTTTTTAAATTTAATGTTTTAATTTCATTACCCATCGTTTCAATCATTTTATTAACTTCACTTATATCAACAAAATTTGGAGCTTGTTTATCAGAGATTGTCCCATTACTTTGGATCTCACTATATTTATCATTTAATTCATCTCTTATTTTACCATATTCTTCGATGATTTCTTTCATATTATTATCATCTTCTTTCATTATTGAATTTAATAATACAATGATTGCGTTATAATGATTTCTTTGTGATGTATAATGTAAATGTTTTATTTTATCTGTTACATCTTTTGGATTAGATAAGAAATTAAAATCTTTTGCATCAAATAAAGATTGTAATTTTTTTAAATTTGTTACATATTGTTTAATTGTATTCTCTTTTAAATTGGGTCTCTTTTCTTTAATTTTATCTGCTGGATTTTCTGAATCAATTTTCATATTTATATTATAATTATAGATTATTTTTTTGGTAATTAATTTACTGAAAATAACAATCAAATCTACCATGACGAAGAACAGCAGTCTTTTTCAAAGCTAACCATATCATTATAGTGGTAGAAGCAAGTGCCGTATTGTGTTTGAATTTAAAATCAATACCTTGATTATTAATCCTTTCACCTCTCATTAATTTAATAGCATTCCACCAATTTTTACCAGAGAAAGAAGCATTTTCGACACGACCCTCAATACCAGCACCAGTCACGACATTTTGACTTTCATTACCATAGAACTGCTTGGATAATTGAAGAGGTAATCCACCATTCGCCCTTGCCGTTGTATCAAACAGAACAGCAAGATTATCCCTATCAACAGAGAATTCAAATCGGTCATTATAGAACAGATTTACAGAAGCTTCAACTTCTTTCACAGCACCAGCCGTAAGTGTAGGAGCAATAGAATTATAAGCATTAGTTAAAAGTTGGTCGTCACCAGCTCCATTCGACCCTCTATTTATCCCCCAAATTACCTTATCAACTAATCGTCCAGCTCCACCAATATTCTGAATGATACCAGCATTAATTTCGGCTTGGGTTACTACACGAGTATTGAGACGATAATCAACATAATCAAGCACCACTCCGTCCTTCGCATCTTTCTTCTTTCTATATCTCTCCATTGTTTCACCATCATAATAGATAGTGTCATATATCATACGGCATTCATCTTGGACGATGTTATAAATTTGATTACTTGCGTCACCATCTTGGACTGATACACGATTATGGGTATCTTGCATAAAATGTAATTCAATATGGATTTCTTCTTCACACATAAATAGAGGGAGGTCATAACCAGTAAATACATCAAATAAATCAGCAAGAAAGATTGAGAATACTGGCGTTTCTGATCTCCGTGCAGCGTTTGTCCCATCAATAAGGGCGAAGGGTTGTAATTTTCTTGAATCTAAACCAAGGGGATTAAATGACAATTCCATACCAGTCCTAACACCATAATGAGGGGCGGACACATCTGGATTCCCTTGCGTTGATAAATATACATATTCACCATTAAAATTTATCATACGACCAGTGACATATTGTTCTCTATCGTAATTATTTTCATTTGTAATAAATGCGGAGCGATAGGCTTGTAAGAAATTAAATGAATCGGTTTCAGCTATGGTCTTTTGACCGGCTTTGAGGACACACCGAGATATTAGAGAATTTACACCGATATTTAATGGATAGAAAGCACCATCATTAATTACGCCATCAGCTGGATTAACGGCAAAGGCAATTTTCGATTGATGGGATAAGAATCCTTTTTTCTGTAAAGTAAATCGAGCAAACTGCTGGGAGAACACAACTGGTTCAAGGATATCAGTTTCAACTTTCATTTCATAATTAGAGGGTAGAGTCGAGGGTAATTCTAATTCTGGGACATCTAAAAAATCATCATCGGCATCAACATATTCTGAATGATCTACAATAACATCTTGGTCTTTTTCGTCACTCATTATTTATATTATTATTTATATAAATAATTTTATTAAATAAAATTTGAAAAAAAATTAATTAATAGATAAAAATTAGAGTAAGACATCAACATTGTCACCCTTTACCACAATTCGTCGAATGTGATATACAAAGCTCATCAGAAGTTTGTTTTTAGCCGGACCTTGGACTTCATTGTATGATAATTGTAACTGATTCGTTCTATTGCGTAAATCAGTAACACCATCAGCCAGAGCATAGGCACGAGAAATTACATAATTTCTATTAAAATCATGAAAGGAGCGAGGGACAATTCTGGCTTGATTAAGGGCTTTATCGGTTTCTGTAATTGCTTGGGCTGAAATACCACGACCTAAATTTATTTTACTTACAGAAACTGGTCGGCTGGGAGTGAGTTTGTCGTCAATGTTCCACTGATATTCTGTGAGATGGTCGATACAGCCAGTATATCCACTGCGATTGGATTGTAGAATAGTATCCATAATAAGGTTACCAGCACCAACCACCGCCGTCTCTTCTACATAGGTGGTAAGACCAGCAATTAACTGGGCGGAGTTATAGACCGAGGCATCGGTGGGGAGGCATAATATAGATTTAGCCCTTGTATTCGATAGAGGTAAATTTATCGTGGCTTGGCGGTTAGTTGCTACAAGAGAATGTTTGTAATTCGTGCAAGAAAGAATATCTAACTCCATAGCTCCCCCATCTCTCATATTATCCATCATTTCTTTTCTCTGTTTGTCTCCGAGTTCTAATGCTTCAAGGACAAGTTCGCAATTAGATAATGTATAGGTCGCATCATACGAAGTCAGTGCAGCTTGATTCGATGGAGCACCAGTTTGGGTATCTATTGAAGCTGAATACATAACATAATTATCATCAATATCAACAATTAACGCAACATTAGGATTTAGATACTGCTGGTCGAAAGTGATCCGAAGTTTAGGCTGTGTCCCCGGAGGTGGTGCTGGGTCAAGTCGTATATCAGCAATTTTAGGGTGTTCGTAACCAGCACCAGCCCCATCTTGTAAGTGGGCGGTTACATTTTGATCTGCGGACTGACAAAAATTAACACGTTCTCCCACAACAAAAGCACAATTACCAGTTGAAATTTGATTATTCAAAATAGATAAAAAGATAGTATCAGTCTTCGAATTCTTTAACCAAGGATCACCACCTACCTTATTGGTAACACCGCTAAATTGTGCGTTGAGTGGGGTTCTACGAAATCTATTTACACTATCTAATTGTTTAATAACCTTTGGTGCTTCTTCGAGGTCAATTTCTACACGAAGTCCATTTTGAAATAGAAAATTGGGGAATGCTTGAATAGAATCCGCAAAAATCCCGGTATGTAACGGCAGACAGCATTTGGCTTTTAGGAAATCGGTATTATCCCAAGGAGTCGCAAGGATAGGGGCGGTCTTTGATTTGTAATAAGGATTGTATTTAGTATTGATTAAATTGGATTTGCTTGTCCCCCTATTACCACGATTGTCTGGGGTATGGGTTAGAGCTCCCTCACGCATGGCTCTCATATTTCTTAATGATTCATCGCTATCATAAGAATACTGAATACCAACCTTGGCGTTGTAGTCAGAAATCTCCTCTAACAATTTGCCGGAGCCTCCATTTTCAAAAATTCTAATATTTTTGATTAAAACTTGCCCCCCTAATGTAGAATCAAGTTGAAGGCGAGTAGGCATCGTCCCAGCTGCACTGGGTAACGCCAGTTGAACGTCAAAATTTAGATAACTATTTCTCCCATCAAATAGTTCTGTTGTGTTAGGTATTTCAAATTCTATTCTCTGACCGCCAGAGTAACTTAATCCATTTTTTGAAGAAATAGCGTGTGAGGTTTGTTTTACCGGGGGTCTTTCATCATTAGTCCAATAACTCATTTATTTATAATTAAATAATATATTTTAATTTATTAATAAAAAAATAAAAAAAATAATAATAATATATATAAATGGAAGTTCAATCTGTCTTAATAAATAAGAAATATTTAACAAGGAAAAAATCCGAAGAATGGATTAAAAAAAATAAATATAAATTAAAAAAAATTGATATAACCGATAATCTATATCGATTTAGACAATTAGATCCCAAATTATTTAATCAAAAATCATTTCGAATTAAGGTATTAAAAGAAACAAAAAAAGGAAGAATGATAATGTTAGTAGTTGGGACAAGAAAGA